GCTTCAAAGAGAAGACACCGCCGCCACTGTTCATAGAACTTCACCCCGCCGCCACGGACTACCTGATCTGCGGAGAGTGCCAGCAGCTCCTTGTTCACCTTATGCGCCGCCGAGAAATCCTCTGTTTCCCACTCCCGGCACAGAGAAAAGAGGTCGCTGTACGCCCCGTCATCTCCCGGTCGGCGGTCGATCACGGCTCGGATAGAGCCGGAGAGTTTTTCATAATTCATGTGCATTTCCTTTCCAACAAAAAAACGAGCTACCCGTGTATTTCTACACAGATAGCCCGTTATGGCTGTCACTCCTGCCCTTGCAGAAGCCGATCATAGAATTTTCGGTATCACAAACGCCAGAACCAGCAAAATAGAACTGATTATCAGAAAATATCCGATGATGTTAAGAAAGAACTTCATGGTGTAACCAACTCACATTCCGACCAATTCCCGGCATCAAGACACTTGCCTTCAAAAGTGATAGTATCTCCAACTTTGACTGTCTTTAGATTTTCCTCTTGCTCTTTCTCGAACTCGGCATAAAAGAAGACGATAGTGTTATCGACCTTTGTTTCCAGAGTCAGCGTTGCACCACCTGTTAGATTAAACAACCCGTCATTGGTCATTCCGTTAATTTTCGCTGTCACTCGATAACGATTATACTGGTATAAATCATCTGCTACCAGCTCGTTTTCCTTATAGGCTTGATAAATTTCATCAAAAGTAGCAGTACCAACTGCCGAAGTTTCCTCGGAAGTCTGAGGTTCAGACTCGGCAGGGGAAGGCTCTATTGAGGGTAACATCAAAATGGCAACGCAAGAAAAAATAGTTATCGCAATAATGATACCGCACAGAAGATAAACCACTCTCTTTTTCTGCGGACTAATTTCTTTCTTCACGATCAACCAACCTTTCTTGCCCGGTCATACCATGTAGACCGACTAATGCCGAGTTCCCGGCAGCAGCCCGCCACGGTAATAAGACCGTCTTTTTGTTTTTGAGCGAGTTTTTCAAACTGCTCGTCATCAATCTCGGAAGCGGGTCTGCCGAACCCTCTGCCGGTCTTCACCGACACCCGCTTGCCATCAACAACCGGCATAGCGGCGATACCCTCAGCCTGCCGCTGTTTGGTCTTCTTGCGCTCCTGCTCGGCAACAGCACCAAGGACTTCGATCAGAATGTTGTTGACCATTTCCAGCACCCATGTCTGGTCTTTGAAGTCAATCAGCGTGGTCGGAATGTCAAGGATACGGACGATCACGCCTTTCTGCTTGAACCATTCCAGTTCTCGCTTCATTTCGTCCTTGTTGCGCCCAAAGCGGTCGAACTCCTTAACGATGACTTCATCACCTTCCCGCACAATGGCTTTCAGAGCATTGTACTGAGGACGGTCAAAGCTGCTTCCCGTGATCTTGTCGCAGTACACATTCTCGTCAGGAATATCGAACTTCTCACGAGCGACCTTGAGCTGCCGAGCAAGGTTCTGTTCCTTGCTGGACACACGACCAAGGAAGTATTTCATTGAACATTCACCGCTTCCCACGACATTTTCTTCATGTTGTTAAGGTATCGAATGAAGTCATCGCCAAACTCATGACTTCCCGCAATCGCAAGATAAATGAGAAGTTTCAGGGATACGCTGTCATCTTGCCGATCTGGGTAAATGGTCAGATTTTCGTTTTTGAAGTGAACAACGCAGTTATTGTCCCTACACATTTTCAGGAAGGGATAGCACTCTCCCGCTCCGCCCTTGAACATGAAGATGGACGGAATGACCACGGTGCTGTCTTTCTTGATGACCTCGCCGTGAGGAACGAGCTTGTATGCGTCATTCAACTTCAAAACCTCCTTCCGGCAGACGGGTATTGGCGGGAACAACAATGACCTTGTAATCCATCGCTCTGAGCATGGTGGTCAGCAGGGACACGGGAATGTCCTTGACGTTTTTGTTATTCAGACGTTCCCAAATGGTAGCGTTAGATACATTGAGTCTTTTTGCGAGTTCAGCGTTGGAAAGAGACTTGGAAGCCATGATCTCTTTCAGGATTTCTCGACCTCTCATATTTATCACCTCGGCTTTATTATACATATCAAGTGTTTTATTGTCAAGCGTTTTCTTGAAATTGATCTTTTTATTTTTTGCGGGTATTTTTCAGCTTACCCCGCCCTCGCTGCCGCTGGCATATCCCCCGCCCCCCCGTTACCCATTCACGCCGCCCCGATCAGGCCGAAAAAGCGCAAAAATAACCGCCCCGGAGCTATTCCGGGGCGGCGTTTCATTTATTCAATTTCAATATTTCAATCAGGATTTGCACCGGCAGCAGGAGAATTAACAATACAATATACACGCTTCCACCGCCTTTATATTTCCATTCTCGCAAATTCCTTCATCTCTGCGGCGAGGTCTTCCGGGCTATTTGCCCATCTGCTGACCCATTCCGGGAAATGGTGAGAAAGATAGCTTTCGAGGTTGTCGAGGTTGTCCGGCTTGGTAGCTATGAGCTTTATAGCCCCTACAAAATTCGCCGCCGCTTTCGCTACTCTCTCAGGCGTGTAAAGCACCTTGCAGGACTTTCCACCGGGGCAAATAAACTCTCGATCTTTTCCGGCGTGTTCGCAATGGCTCACACAATTTTTGCAATTATCACGTTTAACCATGATGCAATCCCCCTTAAAATAAGATAAACAGATTAGAGCAACGCCCAATAATGGCGTATAACTGCCCGGTTTCGGTATCTTCGACCAATCCGCCATTGATACCGTAAACGCCCGTAGAATAGCCCACCTTTTCAAGCCTGCGCAGCGTGTAAATATACTCGCTCGGCTTATTGGTGTAATCTTCCGCCACTCCGAGCCGCACAAGCTCCCGCAGCTCTTTTAATTTGTACTTTCTCATGCTTTCCGCTCTCCCTTCTGTAATTCTCTGTAAATCAGGCTTGTTAAAAGCTGTTCGGCCTGCTGCTCGGTGTACCGGGTTTTTTCCTGCTCTGTTTCTTCGAGGATTGCGCCGAGGTCATCAACCGCCGAACGATTGTAAAAATACAAGGTATCGAGGACAGACGGCAGACCGGCGCACCAGTCAGCAAAAGCGGCGGCTTCGCTGCCGTGATAATAGCGGACATCTTGCGGACACCCATATTTTTCACTTCTGAATGTGTCGAGGATAAAAGCGGCGATTTCGGGGAACTTCTGCGGCGGGTTGTCCGTGTACCCTTCCGGCGTGAAATTACCCATGATATACACCCGGATGTTTTCGGCGGCTTTCTTGCTATTGGTTCTCAGCATTGTTAAAACTCCCTTCATCAATTGTTATCAAGTGTTTTATTGATGATTAGAGTATATCAAGTATTTTATTGATTGTCAAGTGTTTTATTGATATTTTATCAAGTTTTTTATTGACGCTTGCAACCGTCTGAAAAACTACACTTTTTTGCACTATACATTATAAAGGGCGAAACCCGCCGCCCCGATCAGGCCGGAACCCCGGCAACGCCCACGCCGCCCCGGTAGAACCCGCCGCCGATCAGCCGGAGAAAGGAAAAGCCGCCGACCTCGTGGGGAGATCGGCAGCTCTGTCAAAGTCGCAGACCCTCGCCGGAAAGTCGCAAAGTCGTTCGGGCGAAAGTCGTGAAAGTCGTGGGAAAGTCGCAAAGTCGCTCGGCATAGTCGTTAGCCATAGTCGTGAAAGTCGCTCAGTCCTCCGAGTCATAGTCGCTGGACGCGCCCACCACATCTTCAAGATACTTCTTTTCCAAGTCCTCGGCGGGAACCTGATCTCCGAGCTGTTGGTTGGGAGTCAACACGACCTCCTGTTTGTCCGCATAGCCCATGTTGTTCTTCATCAGGAAGATACCGGCAACCGGATTAATCTTCCCGTTCTGCATATAACTTTCCATCTGAGCGTTCAAAAGTTGATACGCCTTTTTAATCAAGTTACGGCTTTCGGCGGGTAGCGTCTTACTATCCACCCCATTTGCCCATGCCCATATCGTCTTTCTGTCCACTCCGAAAGCCAATGCCATACCAGCAACAGAGGGCTTCATATCGTCCTGAGCGCACAGAGCAAAGTACATTCCCATACGCTCTTTGACCTGTTCAGGCTCTCTCACATTCACATCAGGCCAGTCCAACATGACCATCGAATGTTGCAAATATTTTCTGTTGTCACCCGGTTCCGTATGGACGCTCAGAGCTTCCTTACGATCAGGCCGGGTGCGTTTTTTCACAATTTCATCTGCCATAGTCGTTTTCTCCTTTCAAAGTCGCCAAGGTGATAAAGGTGAGTAATCGGGTGCATTTCCCTATAACTATTTCTATATACGCGCGTATAAGAGAGAGTTATAGGCATTTATGCCTGATTACTCACCTAACTCACCTAAAATACGAAAAACAATTTTTCAAAACACGCCAATTTGAAAAAAGTCTTTGCAGAAACACTCACCTTTATCACCTTTGTCACCTAACTACCAGTCGGCGTTGATGACCACCTTGTTCCCGTGAGCGAGTGCTTCCGCCACAACTCGCTCCACGCCGTCCCAATTATAGACCTCTTTCTGCATGGCATAGTCGGTGAGCTGCTTTGCCTGCTCGCTGTCAAGAACCATGTCCTTACCGTACCAGTCATTCTTCTCGGTACGCTTCTCGTAGGGAACATAGTAGCCGAGCCTTTCCAGAAAGTCGTACCAGAGCCGACCACCGCTGTTGGTGCTGGCGATGTCCACCGTATTGATGACCTCACCACAATGAGGGCAGCGGACAGCCTTGCGTTCCATGACCACAATATCAAGACCCACTTTCCAACACCTCCTGAGCCATCTTCACCAGCTCGACCAGATCATAAAACCGCCGAGGGTCTAACCCGGTCTGCCGCTTCACCTTGTCCAAGTGATAGAGAACTGTGTTTCTGTGTGCGAAAATAGCACGGGCAACATTGGTGACATTCATGTTGTGGTTTGCCATCGCTATAACAATGTGAGCGTCTTCCTTATTCATGCCCTATGCTCCTTTCTCGCAAAGCGGTTGAGCAACACGCTTACGGTGAGTTGACCAATCCTGTTCACATAGGGGCAGTTGAAGCGGTCAAGGTGGGGAACGCTGTTGCCGAGATCGATGACCAGATCACGGGTATTGTAGGAAATGTCCTTCGTGATAGTCGGCGTGGCGTAGATCACCACATCACGGTTCATCGTGGCCTGCAAGAGACTCTTGGTTTTGGAGTGTGCCACCGTCACCGTTGCGTTACCGAGGGTGAGGTACTTTGCCAAGTTCTGAACGGCGTGACCCCTACCTACAATAGTAATGTCCTTAGCGTGAACCAAGTCCAATGCCAGCAGGAGAGCTAAAGTCGCCTGAGACACCGATGACATTCCCTGCGAGTAGGAGTGGTCAATATCAACCTCGGCGGTGAGCTTAACGTCAGACGGAACGGTTTCTCTGTCCACCACCACGGCCTTGTACGGAGGGCAGGGGTACTGAGTGAGGTCACAGTCAATACCCAACAGGTCAGCCTTGCGCTTGACCGCTTTCAGAAATACGCTCTCATAGGAACCCAGCAATAGCAGTCTACCGGTAGGGCGAAAGCGGGTTGTTTCCTCGTCCAAGGTGGCGGAGAGCGTTTTGATTTGCTCCATTACATCAATCATGGCGGTTCTCCTTTCTTTCAAAGTCGTGGAGGGAGATCATCTTCTCACGGGTGAGCTTGTCAACCACTCGACCGATCTCCGAGTAGCCGCAGACCGCCGCCAACCGTTCAAGATTGCCCTTGGTCTGTGCCGTGACCACGATGGAAATGCGGCGAAGGTTCTTTTTCTCAGTCTTCATCGCTTTCCTCCGTGAACACGGTTTCCTCGAACCCTTCCGCTCTGCCGAGAAGTCTCCACAGACCTTCTTCCTGTTCGCCGCAACAGGGACAGGATTTTGCGGCGATTTTTCCGAGCTTCTGAGGAAAGTCCTCGTCTTCCTCGACATACAGAAGGTGTTCACATTTACGGCACATGAAGACGGTGAACATCTCCTTGCCGCATACACACTTTTTACTCATGCTTATCCTCCATTCGGTCACAATCGTCAGAGATTGCACAGTCCTTGCAACCCTCGTAGTAGAAGCAGTCTCGGCAGCAAGAGATGACAGGCATACATCGCTCGGCGTATTCTTCACGGTGGGCGGCGGGGCAAGTGCCATCAACGCAAGCCACGCCCACATAGTCGGGGCAGTATTCAGGCTTCATCATCGCTATTCTCCTGTTCACGAGGGAGCTTCACGGTGTTACCATCTTTCAGATCATCAGTGCTGAGTTGATAGGACACCAACTGCATACCGTGAGCCGTGACCTCTACACCATTGAAGAACCCTGCAATAATGCCATCGGGAATATCAAGAGTAATTTTCATCACGGACGCTCCTTCACAATGCGGATTTTTCTCAGGCGCTTGCCGCACCGCTTACAAACTTCATAATTGCTCTGCCAGCGGTGAGAACCATTACGGCACTTAACCTGAATGTAAACATACGGGTCTACGGTGTGAATACCGAAGCGGCAGAGGATAGAGTTACATGAACGGTTCATTAGGACGCTCCTTTCAGTCTGAGGTTTTTGTAGACAGGGTAGCCCTGATACACAACCTTGCCGCCGTGCCACTCAGGGTGAGTTTCCATATCGGCGTTGAACCGCTTGGCGGAACAGGCGAAATACCCGTTGGACTTGCACCAAATCTTGTAAGCGTCAAACAGGGACTTCGAGCGGGTGTTGACCCCCTCAGCCTGCTCACAGCGTTCTTCGAGGAATTGCAGGCACAGGTCGTTGTCACGCTCGTACTGGTTGACCACCTTCCGCATAGTGGGAGACATTTTCAGGCCGAACCGCTTATACTTGAAGTACCCGGCGACCAGCCAAGCGAAAATACCCTGCATAGCTTCCTGTGTCTGGAACTCATTTTTCAGGTTCTTGTCCTGCTCCGCTTCGGTGAAATGTCGGTTGAACTCAATGACCCGCACACGGTCGGAAGCGAACAGGGACTTGTCGCTGACGGTGGGGAGATCGTTGCAGGAGAGCCAAAGGGTGAACTGCGGCAGAAAAGTTGTGGCAGTCTCATAGAGGTTCCGAGCCTTGATTTCCTCGCCGCCTGTGAGCTGCTTGATGGTTTCCTCGTCCAGCTTGCCGTACTGGTTGCTCTCTGCCATCGTGACGAACCGCTTGCCTTTCAGAGAAGCCAGCATGGGGTTCGCTGCTTCGGCGTTCTTCGACCGCTCTGCCTTACAGATGATCGACACGGGAGACACGGAAGCATAATCACCGAGAAGGTGGTGAATTGCCGAGAGCATGGTGGACTTGCCGTTGCGGGTGGTCTTGCCGTGGAGAATGAACATACATTCTTCGTTCGCCATACCCAGCATGGAGTAGCCCAGCGCCTTTTGCAGATAGTCAGCCTTGTCTTCGTCATTACAAGTAACTTCTGCAACGAACTTTTCCCAGCGGCGACACCGTGCGTCCTGCAAGGTGTAGTTGAAGTTGGTCTGCATGGTCAGGAAGTCATGCCAGTCGTGTTCCCGGAACTCCATCTTTTCAAGATCAAAAGTGCCGTTTTTGCAGTTGATAAGGTAGGGGTTTGCGTCAAACTCCGCCGAAGCGATGGGAAGCACACTGGCAGCGTCCTTCATCAGCCGGTCACGGAAGCGCCGGTCGCCCATCTTCACGATGAACTTCATGTACTCGGAACGCCGTTCTTCGTTGGCAATCTCACCGCAGTAGAGAGCCATCAGGCGGCAGAACTCTTTGATCTTTTCCGCTACCAGCAGAGAACCCGTGTCCTTGCGCCATGCGCCCTCGGAGTAGGTGAACCAGCTTTTCGCTTCGGGGCAGTAGCGGGTATCGTTCTTGTAGCACTCGGAGAACAGCTCCGCCATGCCGGACTCGTCCCACGAATACCCCGTGCCGCTGATCGGGTGGCTATGCTCAGGCTGTGCTTCCTTAATCTGAAACATCACACGGGATTGAGCTTCGTCCATGATGTAACGACCATTGGAGAGCTGAAAAAGCTCCTGACCTTCTTCGGGGGCGGTCATCATTTCATCATTCATGGATTTCACCTCTTTTGTCTTCTCTGTTTGGATTAAAACTGGAAAGTGCGCTTTTACAAGCTCGAACACCCATCACATAACCGTCTCTTTCACTACCGCTTATACGCTTGCGATATAACCGCTCTTTATTAAGCAGGGCAGATAACGCCATCTGCAAACTGTCATATTCAAGTTTTGTCATCGTCTACACCTCCCCCCCCATAGAAGAAAGCGTTCTTCAAAGCGATGTCCACATGGCGCATGATCTCAGGCGGCAGGGTGCAAATGTACTTCCAGTCTTCGGTCACATCAATGACTCGAACCTGTTCACACTCGACCATGCTCGGCTGTAAACTACCCCAAGTGATCGCAACATGGGTCGGCATTTCCAGCCGCTTGAACTTGGTGGTCATGGGAACGACAATGCTGGTGGGCGAAAACTGGTTGCCGACATTGTTCTGCACGACCACCCACGGACGCTTACCGGCCTGAACATGACCGCTGGCAGGCAGAGGAACATCAATGATAACAACATCGCCACGCTGATAAGGTTTCATAGTTACCTCCTGTATCTGGTCACGCTGTTGACAATCAACTCGACCTCGGATTGAGGGAGCGGCGGCTTGCAAGCCTGTTGATTGGCATACAGCAGTTCTTTGTAAATCTCTGCTTTGGTGTATCCTTGGTTGTGAAGCTGACCCGCCAGAGAAGTCAGGCTGAGGTTCCGGCTTCCCGGTGTGATAGGCGGGTATTCAGGCTTCAAATGCAGCTTGCCATTTTCGGGGCGGCGGTAGATGGGGGAATAGATACGCTGAGGGGCGACCGTACCTGAGCTACTTTCCTTCGGCGTGTCGGGAAAATACTTCTCGATCACATAGTCAATCGCTGACTGGTTTTCAACGATCTCGGAGAAGATCAAAACCTCGCCGGTCATGATGAAGTACCGATTGCTCTTGTAAATCTCCACGGCGGCACGGTTGTTCTTACCCTTGAAGGGCAGCTCGCCACGAACGAGAATGTGAACCCCTCTCCCGCTTCTGGACTTTTCCGTGTAGGAGTGGCAACGACCAATAATGTCAGCCGCCAGAGGGTTTAGAAGCCCATCAATAAAGCCATCGTCAATGTCGATACCTACAACCCCTGTATCGTGAAACACATAGCCAAGACCGTCATAGTAGCCGTGCTGGACATTGTGTTCAGCATCAATGTAATTTGACCATGTATCCGGGTTAGATGAAGAAGCCGCCTTTCTTACGGTGGCCTGCATGGGAACCTTTGACCCGTCCCATACATTGACCCATGCCTTTTCCCCTCGGAGTTCAGCGGGTATATTCAAATAGCTCATAGGCTTACCTCAGCTTTCATACGGACTCGGTAAAGACCAGTCCCATCTATCGCCGCCACGGTAGGCGTTGCGGAAGTGGTTTCTCTTGCCATCGCCGGAGAACCACAGGTAATCCGCAGGAAGGACACGACCGACCTCAACCTGACCTTCTCTCTCTGCATACCAGCGGGTCAACACATCTATACAGAGAGTAATCAAATCGTCATCAATCGGATTTTTCTCTTTGTACCCTACGAATTGTTTAGGTGTAGTCACGACCGTTATAATATCGCCGTAACCATGATCGACACGGTTGAGCGCACACCACACACAAGCGGCTTTCTCAGCGTTAGAGCTGACCCCTCTGGCTTCTCCCCATAGCATTTTCGCCAGTACAATCACTTCCTCGTCTGTCCACGGCTGAGGTGTCACCTCCGGTTCTGGCTCCGGGGTGACTACCTCTACCACCTCGACAACGGGAGAAGGTTCTTCAACCTCAACCGTGGGTAATTTCAGACAGAGGACTGCAACAATGGTGACGAACCACAGGAAGATTGAAAATCTCAGCCCTCGCAAGGGGTCTTAGACTTGCTGGACTTGGGCTTTGTCGAGGTTCCAGCAAAATAGAATTTGTCATCTACGCAGATGGGGAAATCAGGAAAGAGCTTACTGACGGTCTGCGTTCCACGGGAGCAAATCTGCTCTGCCGCCGCCAACGACATTTCATCTTTCACGAAGTCCTTCCCAGCAGCCATGACATACGGCACTTTGCCGTCAATGCTTTTCAATTTCATTGGGTTCTCTCCTTTCACGGTTCCATGCTTCTACATCAACGCCGATACGCTTCAACATCTCCTTGCAGAGCCATGTGTAATCGTCCGGCATTTGATAATACTGGATAAGGCGGTCATGCTCGGCAGAGAAAGCGTCATAGAACTTCCGCAGGCGCTTCTTGCCGAAACCAAGGTGAACATGGAGGGTGTAAAGCACCATAGCGTCAATGTCATCGGCGTAGCGCCTGTCGGCTTCCACGATCTGACGATTGATTTCCATGTCCATCGCTTTTCTCTCGGCGGCAGTTAAGACCGCACCGAACACCTTGCCGCCAGCTTTCTTAATCCTCATACCTCAATGTCCTCGAAGAAGACGGGGTAGGTCTGTTTCAGCAGGGTCAGGAGCATATTGGCAACAACCCGCATATCGGGGTGAGCCGCTACGGGGCAGCGCATACGACAGAAGTGCCGCCACTCTCTGAGGTCAGCGGTCATGACCACCTCGGTCTTCAAGCTGTTCGGCAGGACAGACCGTGCTTCCTGCGGGGTGCAACCCTCGTTCAGCAGATCGAAGTAGGCAACCTCAGCGTGTTCGCACGACCGCTTCCAAATATGGTAGGTCGAGTCGGTGTCGGCAAAGGTGGAGGGGCGAATGACGGTAATCTCGCCGCCGAAGCCCTCTTTGCCATAATTGCAGTACCGAGTAGACTCCTGACAGAACGCTGCCAGACGGTGACGGACGATCTCGTGGCTTACGCCCCGGTCGCAGATAAAGCGGACTGAGAGAGAGCCATGCTCAATGACAGCTTCGTGACCACGCTTGATAATGCCCCGGACGAACTTCTCTGCACTTCCGTCCGTGATCTTGTCCTCGGACTTATAACAGGTACGCCCTGCGGCTTCGATGGTGGTCAGAAGGGTCTTATAATCGGGAGCGTTGATAAGCTCCACAGAAGGTTCAATGATTTTCACTTTCAGACTCCCTTTCGTACCAAGGTTTGAAGTTGACAATCTGTTCGTAGAGGTTGTCGGCTCTACCGTCAAAACAGATTGTGCGGTCATCGACATGAACGATGGAGGGAACTTTCCTTGCTGAGATTTGCACCATCGGGAACCCGTAGTGTTTCAGCCATTCCATCATCGCCACTTGCCCCTCAAAGGACTCAGCACGAGAAGAACAAATGACTACGCAGAAGCCCCGTTCTTCAAGCTGTTCGATAACCTCTTTGACTCCCTCCACAGGAGGGTCGGGGATAACGGCGGCACCCTTCCACCCGCTTCGGTAAGAATGGATTACGCCATCAAAATCGAAAGAAACTGTCGGAGAATACATATCTCACACCCCCGCAACATGGCTTGCCAGCATATCGGCTTGGTGCGTCCACAGTACATTCGGGTACGAATGGATTGCTCTGGTGTAGTCGTTCCACTCGGATTTGTCGGTGAAAGCGCCCATGTGGTAGCGGATACACATGATTTCTTCCTCGGTCAGCGTGTAGAACTGAGAGAGAAGCATGACGGACTTATCGCCGTGACCTTTCAGAAGGGTATCGGAGTTGTACTCCCACGCCTGTTCGTCATAGATTGGTGTACGCCCACTATTAAATTCTTCAATGTGACCTGTTACCGGGTGACGGTACTGGTCAATCTTGCACAGGTCATGGAACATACCCACGATGTAGGGGGAACGGGATTTGTGCCAGATCAGGTGATTGTCCTGAGTGAGCGTCAGGAGGAACTTCGTGACCATGTAGGAGTGTTCCAGAAGACCGCCCTCATAATTGCCGTGATACTTGGTGGAAGCAGGGGCGGTGAAGAAGCCGTAGGCCATCAGGTACTCCATCATGTCATCGGAAACGAGCGGGGTTCCGTCAGGCAATTTCATGAAGTTCAGAAAATCAGTCACTTCGGACTTTGAGAAGCAGTCAGGCATTTTCGTACTCCTTTCTGTGAATACTCTTTTCGCTGTCGAACCCGTCAGGGTAACGAGCCAGCAGCTTATCGACATTGTGCTGTGCCACATATTCGAGGGTCACACCCAAGCCGGTCGCCAACTGTGCGACATACCAGAGAACATCGCCCAGCTCGTCAACCATCTTCATCGGGTCGAAAGCATGACCCTGAAACTCGGTTTTTTCAGAATGTCAATGCACTCTCCGGCTTCACCGTTCAGACCGTAACAGCCGTTGCGAACCTTATCCCATGAAGTCAGGTTGCCGGAGGTACGCTCGGCAGCTTTCTGATAATCATTCAGCGTCATCGGCAACCTCCATTTCCACCACCGTCATAATGGCGTAGTTGGCGAGGTCAATCAGGGTATCCCGGATAGACTCGTCATTGACCTTCTGCTCACCGCCACGGGAGAGAGTCTTGAAGCGGCTGAACTTATCTCCCAACCGGATACGAGCCATCGCCATTCCTTCTTCAACGAAGGTCTGGTGGAAGCTGTCACCGTAGTCATGGTTCTTGCGCTCGTAGAGATCGTTGATCTCCTTGCAGATTTCAGCATGACGCTGAACCTTAGAGAGCGGACAATAATAGGCTTCTGCCATTGTAGCTTATCCTCACTTTCAACACAGTTTTCAACATACCATTGGCGAGGGAGAGCCTTTCAAATTAGCCCTCCCTCGCACTCGGTATCAGCCAAGGAGAGCTGCCAAATCCATCGGGGTCTTAGGAGCGACCTGAGAAGCCGCAGGAGCGGTTTTAGCAGCGGGGGCAGTAACCGTATTGCCAGCGCCAGCCCAGCCCTCAGAGGGGCGCTTATCGGCCAAACGGACGAAGGTAATGCTCTGTCCGGGCTTCTTCTTGTTCTCCTGAACATCATGTTCAATGTCGCACTCGATGAAGTGACCAATCAGGTCGGTGTGGTCGATTTCGGTCAGGTCGAAGTTGCCGAGCGCAGTCTTGGCGAAGTAGCTGAAAGCGTTGTAGGCACCCTCGTTGGGAGAGCCATCGGATTTCAGCAGGGAGAAGCGTTCGATGTGCTTGGAGCCGTTCTGCGTCTGCATATAGATTTCCAGCTTGCCGAAGTCTTCCTTGTACTTCACATCGGTAATCTGAAAGACATGAGTACCTTCGGGAATGAGGGTAAAACCCTCGGTAAGTCCGATTTTAGCCATTGTTTTTGTCCTCCTTCATGGTGTAGAAATTGAGCTGTTCTGTGTACTCGCAGGGGAAGATGATACCAACCAACTGGTCTTCATCATCGGGGTACTTGGCGTACTGCTTGACCAGCAGGGCTTTCGGTACGCTCTTGTCGCTGTCCAGATCGTAAGCATACAGGATTTCGCAGAAGTCAGACTTCTCGATCAGCGACCAGTCATCGTTGGTGACAGGAAGGGTCATGGTGCTATCCTGCGTAGCAAAGATACGGACACAATCCTTGATTGCGCCGTCCGGCTCAGGCATGACCGCCTTGACCAGCGTGGCGTACTCGGTGCAACCGACCTGAGAAATCAGGCGACCAATGCCGTCAGGCATTTTTTCGTTGCTGTACCCGGTCACGCTGCGGATACCATCGGGAATGAGCATAAGTACGGACGGGGAAGCAAGCCAGCGTTCGTCCATGTACTCGTAGATAGCGCCGCCATCAGGGGCGAGGGACTTCACGAACTTGGAAAATTTCATAGGTCAATCCTCCTTAATGATTTTTGGGGAAATGCGGTAGCTGTCCTCGGTGGTCGTGTACTTCGCCAGAATACCGTCCGCTTTCATAGCGTCCTTGTCGATCTTCGTGGTGGAAGTACGGCTGACTTCCCAATTATAGGCAGAGCCAGCGATAGACACCTTCTTGTCACCGTCACGGAACTGAGCGATTGCGGCTTTCTTAATCATGTCAGTCACAACCTTGTACCGCTTTTCCATGTCCGGGATACCTTCATGAACCAAAATCCGTTCCATGGTGTCTTTCAGGTCTTCGGCTTCCTTGACCAGCGCCGCCATGTCCGTTTCGGGGGACAGGTTGTTGGTGCGGAGGGCTTTCAGGATTTCAGCGTCCTTACGCTCGTCAAAGGCGGGAGAAATGCCGCTCTCAACGAAGTCCTTCCACCATTTCAGGGCAGGCTTCACATACTTCTTCTCGAAGTCAGGATACCGCTCGGACACCTTGAAGGGGCGGGTGATGGTGTTCTCACCGCTACACACGAACTTCTCAGGGTCATCGTAGTCCTTGGGTTCAAGGAAGGAAGCGACCATGATAACCTCGTCTACGCCGAGAAGGTAAGCGTACAACGCCGCCTGCAAAGCGTAATACTCAGGAATATTGTCCTTCCAGTCCTCGACACGCTTGGAGGTCTTCATTTCGAGGACGGTGGTGGGCTTACCGTCTTTGCCATAGAGCAAGTAGTCCCACATACCGCCGAGGACAGGGCTTTCCTTGAAGAAGTCACCGTAGGTCTTATTGAAGTAGTCTTTACCCCAAATGTCGGTCGGCGTGACCAGATTGCTCATGAAGTAGGTCTGCTTCATGTACTCAGCCTGCTTAGGCTCGATGGTCTTACCGGCGATGGTGTAGATCGTGTCCTCGAACGGCTTCTGATAAGTGCGGGTCACTTCACACCAAATCTCGAACGGCGTAGACCACGGGTTCAGACCGAGGATAGTAGCAAAGCGAGTGCCGGTCAGCTTCTTCGGACGCTTGGGGGGGATAATTTGGATTTTGTTGCCGTCAAGCCATTCCATTTTTGTCTACCTCCTTATAATTCACAAATTCGTCAGCGGCACATTCCCGAACGGCAGTATCAGGGTTGTTACCGTAGAGCTTACAGCAATCCGCTTCCAAGTCTGCATTGACGCACTTACGGCAATCAATTTCAATCATACCTTAGCCCTCCTTCGCCGTTTTCATTTCGTAGCCAGCCAGCATATTATTCACGCCCTCGATCAGAGCGTCACACTTGTCGGCTTCGATCTTGGAGAAACCTTCGGTCTTCATGGCGATGGTCTGCACGAACTGTTCCTGCTCTGCGTCAATATCCATGAGCTTTTTCAGCAGGCTTTTCAGCGTACCGACCTGTTCCTCAGTGGCAGCACCAGCAGGAGCGCCGGTCAGTTCCTTCTTGATCTCCTGACGCTGTTCAGTGGTCACAGGGGGCTTCTTGGTGACGGCGGGAGCGGGTACGGGGGTCGTATCAAACTCGCCGCTGTCGATACTGTCATGCTCCACAATGTCCAAAACGAGCTGCCACAGGTAGCGGCGAATGTAGGTGATGGAGCTGCCGGTTGCCTGCATTTCGTTTGTGACCTGATTGCCAGCGTTGGACACGATAGGGGTGATGGGGGTGTAGGGAGCCACGAAGTCAATGTAGTCTTCGGGGTTGCTGACATTGTAGACACGAGCGGTCGCCTTGTCGCCGTACATGGACGGAACCATCATCAGACCGATTTCAAGGAAAATCTGCTCGGCCTTGGGAACAATGTCTGCCAGCTCGAAATACTTATATTCGAGCTTCATGTGCTTGCCGCTCTTATCCACGCCAGCTTCGAGGAAGCGCACACGGGCAAGCTGTAACTTCTGGAACACATTCATGGTGGAATAATCCATCGCCGTAGTCTCAGCGGCTTTCTTGGTAGTAGCCATATTTATACCTCCAACATTTCTAATAATTTTTTCTTGATGGAATTGACTCTGCGGGTATTTCGCTTGGGTGGCTTCTCTCCGAGGAAATCTCGGACATAACGCCGTGCCAGCCGGATATACCAGTCACGGTCAACCACATCAATCGTCAGGTGATTGTCGTTGTCCACGACACATTTTGCGGGGAGTCCAGCAATCTTGACGGGATTGCCAGTGCCAAGGTGGATTTTGTAGAGGGTTCCGCACCGATGGTCTTCCGTGGCATATACCCGGTTGACCTTCTGTACGACCTCCATCTGACCGTCTACCTCATGGAGAGCGTCACCATACTTGCTCCCGGCCTTGGCGACCAACTGGAAGTCCAGCAGGCGGTCGCAGCTCATGATGGTATCTTCGACCGGAACGCCGTAGGCCAGATAATCCTTGACCGCCTTGGCGACCACACAAGCGTTGTTATTGATGTTGAACGCTCCTGCCGGGGCAATCCCACGAACGAGAACGCCACCCTTGATTTTGGGGTCGCCCTCGAAGGGAACCTCGACATAATTGTTCACATCTTTCTGACAGATCATCTTGATAAGGTCTTCCTCCAACTCAAAGCCGGTTCTGTCCTGCCACTCCTGCGTGATCTCCTGATACACGGGAACATCGCAGTCATCAAGGCTGACCATGATACCATCGGTGTTGAGCTGAATGATCTTCAAAGTGGGGCAATCCTGAACAAGATGTTCCGCCATTTCAAGCAACTGCAACTGGCCTGAGATACAGACCGAGCGCCCCATGAGCGGGTCATACAGGTCGTTGTAGCGGTTCAGCATAGCGCCGTAGGTGGTGTTCAGCACCAGCTTCAAAGCGTTCGCCGTAGCCTTATCACCAGCCCTCTTTGCCTTAACACGCCGCTCAATGGTGGCGGCATACACATCGGGGGAGGGAATATTTCGGCTACAATAACCGTTCAAGGTCATCTGGTGCGGGTAGTAGCTTGCAACATCTTTGTTGCGGATAGAGCGGGTTTTCGTGGCTTCCTCTCGGTAACACGGGATAGCCCCGTGAATACCGCCGTAGGCGATGGTGCAAGGACAGCCGCCTACCATCAGATCGAGCTTTTCCTTGAACACCACTTCGTCAGGAATACTCTTGTCCTTCAACCGTTCGAAGAAGTCGAACACTTCCTGCGGAATGTACTGACGAAGCAGCTTCGGCGGATACTGGTATTCCCGCTCGTCATAGTGCGGTTTCTGCTCTGCGTCAAGGTAAGCAGCGGTCAGCTTGGCGTTAGTCATGTAGAGGGCTTTTGCAGGATACAGCCCCTTTTCACGACCCAGCGTGAGCTTACTGGACAGGTAGCCTTGACGAAGATCGTCCAGCCTATCGGTTGCGTCAACATCATGGCGGCAGTAGAACTCGACCTCTTGCTTCTCGTCCTCAGTCAGAGGGCGGTCGATGTTGAACGGAACGGTGGTTTCACGAATGTCCATTCCGAGGTGCGCTTCGATTGCTTTCAAGGACAACCCCATCTGGCAATCGTCCATCAGGTCATATTGATCGAAGAAAATCCCGCAGTCACGGAGAGGGGCGTACTCCCAGCCCTCGTGACCACCAACAATGATAAAATCGTTGACTGCCTTGATTTCCTCCGGCGTGAAGCCAGAGAGAACCGCTTTCAGAATGAATTGGTCATAGTGCTTATTGTTAAACCCTGCCAACAGGGGTTCTTGGGTCATGAACTGTTCGACCGCTTCATTGTCATTCCAAATCTCGGTGTATTCCCCCGTGACCTTATTCTTGAAGACAAAAAGCCAATCGTAGGCAAACACCTCGCAGTCGAAAATGAAAGGTTCAAGGTTCAGTGGTATCACCTCCAAAGAGATTATCCAGATACCTTTCGGCAAGGACTTCCTGAACACCCTCCATAATGTAGAGCATACAAGGGAAAGCCATGCCATTTCCCCACATCTTGTACTCCGCAGAGTCCTTATGAGGAACCAGCGCACACCAATCTTTCTCGAACCCTTGAAGGGAAGCACACTCAGTAGGGGTGAGCTTTCGAGCCAGATAAATGACTTCACCGTTCTCGGTCTGTGTGGGAATAAAGAGAGTCTGGTCGTTGTTACATGAGAGCGTTGCGCTCTTATCTTCCTGTATCAAAGCGCCCTTACCCCCCCCCTCACAACCAGAGCGGATTTTCAAGGTGTACGGGATAAGCGCACATGGGAGATGATGGTGGTCAGGTCTGGCGGCAGCCAATGTCATCGTTACCCCCCCCCGTAATAGCCTGATTGTAAAAATCTGCTCCGATTGGTTCTAACACCAATGTCTCAGTACCCCCCCCATAATTGCCGCCCGTGGCTTTCAGCGTAACCGCTTGTTCCGTGGGTGCATATTCATCATAGGAAGCCTGTCCGAAGCATGGAACAAGAACTAAAGGGACATTACCCCCCCCCTGTTCCCATTCGTCCAGCGAGGGTTTGGACGGTGTTATCGGGTCTGAGGGACACTCGGCTGTCTTGAGCGTGATTTTCGACTGCATAAACACGATAGTGTTCAACAGGGCTTGTTTCAGAAGCGGGTCTAACGGTTTGCCCCGTTCGCCTGACCTTCTTAAAATCCCTTCGCAAGCCCTCACGCTCAAATAGTATCCGTCCGGCACATTGACCTCCAAGATCGAGGACAACGAAGACACGCTTGCGTCTTTGGGGAACTCCCCAACCCTGTGCATCAAGTCCTCTCCAAGCGATAGAGGAATAATCTCCCAAGACGAAGCCAGTGTGCGGCCATTTTTGCCGTCCTTGCTTGTCTTCCGCATATCGAGGAACGCTATCGTCTCCCTCGCAGATTTTCCAGAGAGTTTCGATGACTGTTCGGAAGTCTTCTCCCTGTGTCGAGCTAAAAGCTCCGTAAACATTTTCCCAAATGACGATTTGAGGAAATCTCCCATTGGTGGCACACCTCATTTCCTGAATGACTCTGACTGCTTCAAAAAATAGGGAAGACTCCTGACCAGCAAGACCCTTACCATTCCCGGCAATCGAGAGGTTTTGACACGGAGAGCCGAAGGTGATAACATCAACAGGCTCAATTTCTGCGCCGTTCATCTTGGTAATATCGCCAAGGTGAACCATCTTAGGAAAACGAGACTGTGTGACAGCTTTCGGGAAAGGCTCAATCTCACTCGCCCATGCCGGGATAATACCGACCGCAGAAGCGGCAAGAGGACAAGTCCCGCTGCCATCAAACAGACTGCCTAACTTCACTTCGACACCTCCTGTTCGATGAATTTACAACCACACTTGCGGTAGGTGGTACACCGCTTTTTGTAGCTTCGCACGAGATACTGGATACCATCGTCCACATAATCATAGGCGATAGGTTCTCCCTTTCCCTCGAATGTACGAGCGATACGACCAATGCTCTGAGTTATTACAGCGTAGTCTTTCTGCGGTGTAGTCAGGTACAGACGGTCGAGCCGGGGAATATCCAAGCCCTCCTTTGCCAGAGAGTAAGTGGCGAACAGATACCGCTTACGCCCCTGCCGCATTTCCTCAATGGCTTGTTCTCGGAGAGCCTTAGCTTTCTTCGTGGTCATCTTCCCATCAATCATGACCGCCTGTTTTCTCAGGTCGGACGGAAGCCTATTCATCAGGGTTTCCAAGTGCGTCAGCCGGTCAGAGAGAATGAGATTGTAGTGATCTCGATTTGCCACGAGGTCAGCGACAATCAGGTTATTTCGGGGATAGCGGTCAGCGAGGAAATTGACCAGCTTGGCGTAGATGATCGTACCGTCCGTGTCCAAGAACTCACGGCTGAGTCCTTGATGGGTGGCACGGGGCAAAACGCTGACGGTCATGATCTTGTCTCGCACCGCTGCGTCCGGCACCTGATAGGCAATCCCACCCAGCAGGGCATATGTGGCGGCAATCATACCGTCTGCCCTGTGAACCGTAGCGGACAAGCCGTACTTGTGGCGAGCCGCCAGAGCGTTCAGCACCTTTGAGAACTGCGTCATGGCGGTCGGGGTTCCGGCTACACGGTGGCACTCGTCCACGATGATACAATCCCAAACATCACGGTATTGGCTCAAATCGAGGTTGCACATGGTCTGCACCGTTGCGAAGGTGATTGCCTTACCGATTTGAACCCTACCTTCGGTGATCGTGCCAGTCAAAGAAGGACTCATGTACTGCTCCGCTCGGCTTTTGCTCTGCATGAGCAAATCCCGTGTGTGGGTCAGCCAGAGTGTTCTTCGGCCTATATCTGCCGCAACAGCAATCCCAATCTGTGTCTTACCACACCCAGCAGGGGCTTGAAGAATACCGTAGTAGGCCGTTATCAGGGCTTCCTTGGCTTCCACTTGGTAATCATAGAGAGGAATGGTGCAACCGAAGTCCACCTCGGTCGGTGTAGGAAGATTGACCTTCATGTGGCAATCGTCCATCGCCAGCACATCATTCAAGCACCCGTAGGGGAGAACCAGTGTGTCACCGTTCCATTGGAACAGGTACAACTTCTCAGGTGTGTTACCGACCCAAAAGTGCATACGGACTTTTTTGGCGTACTCAGGATTGGGAAGGATAAGCTGCTTCTTGCACCATGTAAGCAACTGCTCAGACGGGTTTTCAATTCGGAGCTGATTGCCAACAGTTACTTGCATTGGGACACCCACTCTCCCAGTGTGATACCGAACTGTCTGATTTCAGACGCAGAAAGAACGGTCTTCATCAAGAACAGGTTGCGTATCATCGTGAAGGACAGGAAGTAGACAGCACCGTTCATCATTCGGAGAGCGAACCAACCCTCTCCGTTTCCCGTTTCTTCCCAAAGGGACATAGCGGAAAACTGGTTTTCTTCGATACGCTCCATCTTGAAAATGTTCTTGGAACAATCCTTACAGTCAATGGGATAGCTGACACCGTTTCGAGCCGCAATCACATCGAACGGCTGACCTTGACTGTTCTGAGCGAGATTGTGCGCCCAAAAGCCACAACCCGACAGGCTCAGGCATAAGTCTCTTTCAAAACCAGTGCCAACCTTGCGATTGACATTCATGTTTTCACTCCTTTCACCGCCCCTAACGGGGCGGGATTTACGAGATACCCGATCAAATGCAGAAGCCGAAGGACACGCCAGCGGAGGAGCTGGCGTTGCCATTGCCGGCGATGCCGTCGATGTTCACACGACAGAAGCCGCTGGTGTTGCCGGAACTAGGAGAACGCTCCCATCTCCAATCCCTCTCACCATTCTGCTTGCACTTGCCATAGGGCGTATTCTCCCGCTTGTACCACTCGTACCACTTACCCTCACCACCGCAGGAATAAATCTTGCGACCGAAGACCTCCTGCTCAGAAAGAACGAACAGCTTGTCAACGGAAGGAACCAGCATTTCGTTTTTGCCGCTCTTTGCGGTGATCTTCACCACGGGCTTGATGACCGCTTTCAGATCAGTGGGAAGCTGCTTCTCGAAGAAGTTGCCGTTGAGCTTGGCACGGAGGTAGGAAGCGTCCCAGCCGCCCTCGTTGGTAGACTTCTCATTCATGGGAATGTCACCGTCAAGGGTTTCCACGGTTTCAAAGGTGATATGGGTCAGACTACCGTCCTCAGCGTAGTCATGGTTGAACCCGATGATACGGGCAGTAAGGTAGGAGCCATCAGCCAGACGGAATTTCTTGGTGTCACCGACCTCGAACACCTTGTCGGCAAGACCGAAGGAGGAATACATATTGATCTCGTCCCAAGAACAGTCCTCCAACTTACAGTGCTTCGGGGAAGGGCGACCGCCGAACATGACACCATATACGGAGTTGAGGTGAAGTTTGACGGTATCGGTATCGACATAGCCCGTAGGCATGAGGGTTTCGATCATTTTCTTCTGAGAAGCGATGGTTTTCTCCATCTTCTCGAACTCGTCAGCGAGTTTCGCAATCGTGCTATTCATAAAGTTCTCCTTTACAAAACAATAGGTTCTGATATAATCAGATTGAGCTTTTACGCTTGCCGTTGATGGAAGTACCAGTTCCGTCAGCGGCTTTTTCTTTTTCTCGGCGGGGCAGAATAAAACGCACCAGACAGCTCACAGAACAGCCAGAAGCAGCCAAGGCCGATACCCATACGCACCATGCCTGCACCGAGAGCCATCGTGTCTTGCTCTACCGCACCAACCACACCCAACAGGTAGAAAAACGAGAGAAATGCCAATACTCCAAATATCTTTTTCATTATCTGTTCCTCCAAACCATAGGTTTCCATTGATACGGTGTTCCGTACTTCTGCTCGTACCAGCTCTCGAACCGCTTGCGGTTCACTTCGTCCTTGAAAAACTCTCGGACAGATCGAGCAAGGAGTGAGCTGAACGCTTTGGCCTGTCCCCGCACTTCTGGGGCAAATGCACTGTCGCTCATGACACACCGCCAATCTGTCGCTCGTACCAGTCCAGAATGTCGATAGACTCAGCGATGATCTTGTCCACAGAAGGGCCGTTACGAGTTCCTGCGAGAATTGCACTCAGGACAGGGCCGTTCGTTTCAATACCCCGCTTTCGGAGCATATCAATCAACCATGCAAACGACAGGTGATTGACGCTCAGGCGATAGCGAATTTTCTCACGCTCTTTCACAAAACCTCTCCTTTCTTTGAATTGAGAACAATATTTATTGACAACCAGTGGGCGTAATGGTACAATTTACTTGCCAGACAATTAAACCATTGACCACAGCAACCGCCGAAAAAAAAGAAAACCTTTCGGGGGTCGGGTTTTTGTTGTCAAAATCTCTTGTTCACAATCCAAAGTATATCCTACCTTTGTAGGATTGTCAATAGCAAATCCTAAAAAAGTAGGATATTTTTTGAAGGAGGTATTTATGAACACAAGCCGTATTAGAGATTTAGCCAAACAACAAGGGAAAAGTGTCACCTACATTTGCAAACTTATCGACCGTCCCAAGTATTATTTGAATGATGTAGATAAAAAGCCTGACCGCATGATTTCAGATGAAGACTTGAAAACGCTTGCTATCAATCTTGGAACAACGGCTGACTATTTGAAAGGCGAAACTGACGATCCTCGCTTTCACCTGTCCTCTGTTGGTTTGACCACCGAACCTTATGAAAAGAATTGTAAGCGACCTATTTTCGGTCATGCGTCCGCAGGAAAAGGTGTCATCGCTCAGCAAGAAGCATTGGGGTATGAACAGGTTGACCCCGAATATGACTGTGACGATTGTTTCTGGTTGCAAGTTGACGGAGATAGTATGTCGCCAGTCTTAGACGATCACGATTTAGTGCTGGTTAAAAAGGATACACCTCCTGAAACAGATACTCTTATGGTTGTCATTGTTGATGACGAAGAAGGATTTGTTAAGAAAATCAGCATTGATGAAGATACTGTGACCCTTCGCTCTTTTAATCCACACTATCCTCCCCGTGTTTTTGGCGGTGTTGAAATTGGACGCTTGCGCTTTGTCGGTAGAGTCATGGAGTTAAAAAGGAGATTTGCATGAAAAAATTTCCAATCGACCTCTCCTGTCTGACAGAGGAAGAAATCTCTCAATTTCAGGAAGACCCATATACACTCTACAATGGAGATCAAAATGTTGCTATCTACCTTCGGTATAGCTCCACAGGCCAAAGTGACCAATCCATTGAAGGGCAGCTTCGTGACTGCCGTACCTTCTGCAAAGCAAATCACTACCGCATTGTGGCAATCTATGTTGATCGAGCAACGACCGCTCGTAAAGATGTGGAAAAGCGGGTTCACCTCATGGAAATGATTTCGGATAGTGCAAAGCAGAATTGGGAATATGTCATCGTCTGGAAGCTCGACCGTTTTGCTCGTAACCGCAACGATAGCGCAATTATGAAAATGCGTCTGCGGAAGAACGGCGTGAAAGTCCTCTCCGCCACAGAACACCTCACCGACAGTCCTGAGAGTATCATCTTGGAGTCTGTGTTAGAGGGTATGGCTGAGTTTTTCTCTGCCGAGCTGTCACAGAAGGTCACGAGAGGTATGCGTGAGTCTGCCTTGAAGTGCCACAGCGTAGGCGGTCATATTCCCCTCGGATACAAGGTGGAAAATCATAAGCTGGTTGTTGACCCTGACACCGCCCACATCGTTCAAGAAGCGTTCTCTCTTTACGCCAATGGTGAAAGCGTTGCTGCTATTTGCCGAAAGTTTAACTCTGCCGGATATAAGACTGCCAAAAATACGGAGTTCAATCGTAGCAGTTTTAAGGCCATGTTCCGTAATACTCGCTATATCGGCACTTACACCTACAAGGATATTATCATTGAAAATGGTATTCCAGCCATCATCGACAAGGAGCTGTTTGAAACGGTACAGCGGCGGCTTTCTAAGACCGCCACAGCCCCAGCAAGGGGTAAGGCTAAGGTAGATTACCTCTTGTCTGGAAAGCTGTTCTGCGGTCATTGTGGGGCTTCTATGAATGGTGAAAGCGGAGCCGGTAGACATGGCAAGGTCTACCACTACTATTCCTGCTATACGAAAAAGAGAAAACTTGGGTGTGATAAGCGGCCTTTGAAAAAAGATTACATCGAAGGAATAGTAGCCCGTGACGCTCTCAACCTTTTGACCGATCAGCTCATTGATGAAATCGCAGACATGGCAATCCGACAGAGCGAACAGGATTTAATAAACGACACGCACATTCCGCAGTTGACAGCTCAGTTGTCGGAGGTCGAAAAGTCAATCACAAATATCACCGCCGCCATTGAAAAGGGTATTGCTTCTGAGACATTGATGAACCGCCTTGTCCAGCTCGAACACGAGAAGAAGACCCTCAACAAAGAGATCAAAGCTGAGGAAAAATTCGTCTATCGAATTGACCGTGACCAAATCGTTTTTTGGCTGAGTCAATTCAAATATGGAAATATCGAAGATGAAGATTTCCGCAGGCGGCTCATTGATTTGCTCGTTAATTCCGTTACAGTGTGGGACGAACCTGACGGGTATAAAATCACCACCGCATATAACCTAACCTCTTGTAAAACCAAGACTTTCCGGGTAGAAAAGAACCCCGCCGCCGAAGAAGCGACAGGGTTCGATTTTGGGGAGTCTGAGTGTGCCAAAAATACCCGAAACCTTACGGTTTCGGGTATTTTTGTTTGCA